ATTATCAGCTGCGCAGCTTAAAACGATGTCCATGGATGAAGTGACAACCGCTCTGGCAGATACTTTCGGCGGTCAGGCAACTGCTAAAGCTGACACGTTTCAGGGCAAGATGCTTCGTCTATCAGAGACATTCAATGAAGCCAAAGAAACAGTCGGTGGATATGTTCTTAATGCATTGACTCCGTTGCTGGATAATTTCGTTAATAAGGGAATTCCTGCAATCACTGCATTTTCAGATAGTTTAGGCAAAACGCTCGGCCCAGCCTTTGCCACAATTTTCAAAGTCATCCGCGATGATCTATTGCCAGTCCTTACGAAGTGGTGGAGTTTCTTAATCGATGAAGTCATCCCAGCAATTTCATCAATCGTAAAGCCAATACTGGAAGGCTTGTCGTCTGCATTCAATACCATCAAAAAAGCCGTGGCTGCTAACTCTGACGAATTGCAACCATTCTATGACTTCCTTTACGCTATCTGGAAGTTTATCAAGAATGACCTAGCTCCATTACTAGGCGGTGCATTCAAGCTAGCCTTGCAAGCTATTGGAACTATTGTCGGTGGTTTAGTTACTGGATTCTCAAAGCTGGTCGGATTTATTTCTAACACAGTCGATAAGATGAAAGAATTCGTCAATTTCTTAAAGAATAATCCTGTCACTAATTTCTTTACTGGTGGTAGTAACTCTAAATCTTTGACCGTCGGTGGTTCATCAGACTTCGTTGATTCTGGAGCTTTAGTTGTCACTCCAGGTGGATTGGATACTGGCGGCGGATTCAATCCGACTAGCGGATCACCAACTTATACGGGTGCGCCGTTGGACGCTTATTCACCAGCTATGCAAGCTGCAATCTTGCGACGTGAAGAATTAAAAGCCGAGACAGCTCGATTGAATGAAGCTAGAGCAGCGGCAGCAGCCGCGCGATTGGCCCAAACTGGTGGGCTTTCAACTGCTACCGTGGTCAATCAATATTTCAACGCTGTTGTGGCTGATACTGAAGCTGCGGCACGTGCAGTCACAGATGTTCTCAATAACTCAACTAACCGCGGCACGAATGGTGCAGCCAATCTGGTCTATTTATGACGCTCTGGAATCCAGTCTGGCGTGTAACTATTAATGGCACTATTTACACCAATTTCGCTCTAGCCAATCTGACTATCACTTCAGGGCGCGTCAATATCTATGAACAAGCCAATGCGGGCTACGTCAATCTTCAGCTGATAAATCTGGAACAGACTACCGTCGATATTCAAATCAATGACTCAGTCACGATTGAATTACAAGATTCGACAGCAACTTTCACGCCCATCTTTGGTGGCACAATTACCGATTGCACTATTGCGGTCAGTGCCACTGGAAGCATCGGAATCAATCAGACGATTTCAATCATTGCTCTGGGAGCTTTGTCTAGACTTCCAAAAGCTCTGACTGATGGCACACTTGCCTCAGCTCACGATGGCACTCAGATTCTGCATATCTTGCAGGATTTATTGCTCAATAACTGGTCTGAAGTGCCAGCGGCTTTAACGTGGGCAACCTATGATCCAACAGAGACTTGGGCGAATGCCCAGAACGTCGGACTTGGCGAAATTGACGTGCCAGGTAATTACCACCTTGCAGCTCGTACAGCTGATAGAACTGACATTTATTCACTTGTTTCGTCTCTAGCCACCAGCGGGCTGGGTTATATTTATGAAGATGCTTACGGACGCATAAGCTATGCCGATTCAACTCATCGTAGCCAATATCTTGCAGCTAATGGATATACCGATGTTTCAGCTGCCCAAGCTCTTTCAAACGGCATTTCAATCGTCACCAGAGCTGGAGACGTTCGCAATTCAATAACTTTGAAGTATGGATCTAATTCAGCCAATGAAACGACGCCATTCGAAAACGCTGAATCCATTGGGCTTTATGGACGATTGGCTCAAATCATCGCTACGACTCTAAAGAATCACACTGACGCCGATGCCCAAGCCGCCTTTTATCTGACTCTGCGTGCATTCCCACAGCCGATGTTTAATCAAATCACTTTCGAATTGACCAATCCAGAGCTTGATAATTCTGACCGCGATTCGCTGATTAACATATTTATGGGCTTACCACTTCGAATCTCAGATTTACCATTGAACATGTCTGCTGGAACTTATCTGGGTTTCGTTGAGGGTTGGACATTCCGTGCAGGATACAATTCAGTTTCGGTGACGGCATTGCTTTCACCGTTGGCATTTAGCCTTCAGGCCATGAAATGGCAAGACGTCTCAGTGCTAGAAAAGTGGAACACAATTTCACCAACACTCGACTGGGCAGATGCCCTAGTCGTCGCATAAGGAGCAGATATGAGCAATCCAACAACGCCGTTCAGCTGGCAGATGCCGACATCGACGGACTTGGTGACTGATTTACCAGCAGATTTCGAAGTCTTTGGTCAAGCTGTTGCCACTTCAATGGCTGATTTATTAGGTGGCACAACTGGTCAGATACTTTCAAAGACAACAAACGCAGACATGGACTTTACTTGGATTACAAATGACGTCGGTGACATCACTGCTGTTACTGCTGGCACTGGTATTTCTGGCGGTGGCACATCGGGTGCCGTCACAATCACGAATTCAATGGCAACAGAAATCACAGCAAAAGGTGATTTAATCGTCGGCACTGGATCAGCTACCTTCGACAATCTTGCAGCTGGATCTAACGGAAGCACACTTGTAGCAGATAGTTCCGCTACGACTGGACTTCGCTGGCAAGGCAATTATGCCGCAGGTAAAAACCAAGTTATCAACGGAGATTTTCAAGTATGGCAACGCGGTACATCTTTTACAGTTGCAAGCGATACTTATACGGCTGACCGCTTTCTAGTTGCTGCTAATGGTGGACAAACAATGGCATTTACTCAGCAGACTTTTACTCCAGGAACTGCCCCCGTTGCAGGCTATGAAGGCAAGTATTTTTATCAATATGCAGTTACCGCAGCAGGTTCAGGTAACTCTTACAATCAGTTAAAGACAAGACTTGAAGGCGCAAGAATACTTGCTGGACAAACTGCTACAGTTTCATTTTGGGCTAAAGGTTCAGCGAGTTACAACATCACAACAGTTGGTTATCAAAACTTCGGAACAGGCGGTTCGCCATCTAGTTCAGTATTGGCTTGGTCATCAGGCAATCTGGCAGTTACAACATCTTGGCAACGCTTTTCATATAGTTTCACTATGCCTTCAGTTTCAGGCAAAACATTTGGAACGGCTGGAAATGATTACATTGAGTTGTATATTAATATGCCCACAAATCAAACTTCAACAACAGGTATTTGGGGCGTACAACTTGAAGCAGGTTCAGTCGCTACCGCTTTCCAAACTGCAACAGGAACACTTCAAGGAGAATTAGCCGCTTGTCAGAGGTACTTTTGGCGGTCAAGTGCATCACAAGATGTATTAGGTTCAGGTGTTGCAGCATCAACAACGTTAGCCTATACATTTGTGCAATTGCCAGTTCAAATGCGAAGCACAACAACTTTTGCAGCAAGTAGCGGTGGCAGTTATTTCACTTTGTATGCTGGCACAGTAAATCCTGGTGTTAATACAATTAGCACAGTATATAACGCCACTAGTAGAGGTGCTTTAGTGTCTTGGGCAACGACAGGTCTAGTAACTGGATCAGCCGTTGTAGCGGTTGCAACAAATGCAAGTGCCTATTTGGAAGCGAGTGCAGAACTATGATGAAATACGAAATAATTCAAACAGAAGGCTTTGCCTCAGTATTAAAGCGAACAGATGAAAATGGTCAAATTGCGTGGATACCTATGGACGAAACCAACTCAGACTATCAACGCTATCTAAACCCTAAAGCGGAACAATCCACACCAATGGTGACGGATGATTCAAAGTCATAACGGATGGCCAGCATCAAAAGATGCAGCTGAAATCCATATTATCAGCGTTCCAATCGAGGGAACAAAGGTCAAGGTGCGATGTGCGAAAGCCGTTGCTCCATTGATTGCTGGATTCTGCAAAGAATTTCATGAGCTAATCGAACCCATTGATGAAGGCTCTCTCGATGATTGGGGTTATGCGTTCCGCATGGTACGTGGCTCAACTGACAATTTAAGCAATCATGCATCGGGAACGGCCATTGATCTAAATGCTACAAAACACGCACTGGGCAAGGTCGGCACATTCCCACCAGAGAAGGTTCCAATGATTCGCGCCCTAGCTAAGAAGTACGGCTTGAAATGGGGCGGCGATTACAAAGGTAGAATTGATGAAATGCACTTCGAAATCGAATTGAGTGAAGCGAAGGTCGTTGCACTCATCGGGAGCTTGAAGCTAGGAGAGAACTAATGGATCAAGCAAAAGCAATGCTGGCATCGTGGGCGAGAAGCTCTGTTGCTGGTGCGTTGGCTGTCTATATGACTGGCAATACAAACCCGAAGGATTTAGCAATGGGCTTAGTCGCTGGACTCGTTCCAGTCTTGGCGCGTTGGGCTAATCCGAATGATGTAAGTTTCGGCAACAAGAAGTGAGCGTAGGCGAATGGACGGCAGTCGGTGGTCTTGTCATTGCGGTGCTGACTGCCATCTATTCGTCAATGCGATTCATGGTGAAGTCGATCATGCGAGAGCTTTCACCGAATGGGGGCAATTCTCTGAAGGATCAGGTCAGTCGGATTGAAGCAAGACTTGACCAACTGATGCTGGAAATAGCTCTAAAGAAGTAATCGACACGCCGAGTATCAGGCGGGAATCTTGAAATTGTCGGATATGCCTGTCACTCTCTATTTCGGGAGCTGATAGGCAGCTCTCAGAATCGGGAGCAATTATGACAACGAGTGAAGTAGGGCTATTCGTCTTGATGGCAATAGCGTGCATTCTCTGGGCTATATGTAGTTACGCAGTCGGATACAAAGAAGGCCACAAAGATGGCTATCAACGCGGCAAGGCTGTTGGACGTCACGCATCATCTAAGGCGGTCATCTAATGGGATTCCTAGACAACTACGAAGCTGCACGCGCTCGCACAGATCGCTGGATCAAGACATATCCAACTGGACGCATTGAAACACGCGTCATGGAATTCGATGCTGAAAAGGGCTACGTGCTAGTAAAAGCCGAAGCATATCGAAACGACACGGATCAACATCCAGCAGGCATTGACTATGCATACGGCTATCAAGGCGCATACGTCCAAAACATGAAACGCTGGTTCGTCGAGGACACTTGCACATCGGCAATTCTTAGAGTCATGCAGCTTGTCATGGGCGGTGCT